CGACTGCCGATGGCTGTTGTGATCGACATCATGGCGAAAATGCAAGGGCTTGAGGAGGTGGAAGAACCGGACGAGATCAAAAGCGAAGCTGACTAAGGACAATTACCTGTTCTTGCAGTTTTTTATTGCAGAGAAGCTAGGCATGACGCTTGCTCAGCTTCGCGAGTCAATGAGTACACAAGAGCTGTTTGGTTGGAGCGCGTATTGCTCGCTGAAGGCAGAGATGGAGCAAAAGGAGATGGATAAGGCCCGTGAGCAGGCTCAATATCGTCGTGTGCGCTAATCTGTCTTTATTAGTGCGGGCTTGCCGTGGCTGGAGCCAACTACGAGGTAAATATCCAGCTAAAGGCTGATCCAGCGCTGAAGTCGCTGGAACGCATTGAGCAGAAGATCAATAAGCTGACAAAAACTTCAGTCGATTTGCAGGATGCCAGAGGCGCTGCAATGGTTAAAAACCGCAATCTTGCGGATCGAATCAACAAGTTAGAAGAAAAAGGGGTAAAAGTTACAAAGATGCGTGAGCGTCTTGCAAAAGCTATTGCAAAAGTTGATAAAGGCAGTTTACAGACCGCAAAACAGCACGCAAAAATTTTAAAAGAAGAAGTAAAAAGGGAAGAGCGTTTACTTCAGGTCAAAAAAGATCAATTAAAGGTTGATCGACGGCAATCCCAAAGTCGCGGACCGGGAAGAGCGCAAGGAGCAATTCTTGGCGGTGGTTTTCCACTGTTGTTTGGAGGAAGTCCTGCTTCTGCACTAGGCGGTGCTCTTGGTGGTGCGCTTGGAGGATTTGGTGGAGGTATTGCCGGTCAAATTCTTGCCGATCGTACGATTGGCGCGGCTGCACAGCTTGGTCAAGCGTTGAACGAGTTGACGTTTGATCTTGACGCAGTTACTTCAGCTGCAGGATTCGCAAATACAGAGACTGCAGGTCTTTTAGAGCGAATTGAGCAATATGGTGACGCAGCTGTTGCGGCTGAGCTTGCCAGTAAATTGCTTGCTACAAAAATTGGTGAAGACGGAGTTCAAGCTTTAAAAGACTTTGGAGACGCTTCGGTAGACCTTGGCAATGGATTAAGTACGATTTTTAGTCAGGTGTTAGCAAACATTGCAAATGCCGCACTTCCACTCATTCAATTTCTTGCCGAAAGGGCTGGAGCGGCTGGAGCAGTTGGAAGGCTTCGTGCTCAAGACAGATCTTCTTTGAAAAACGAGAAAGATATTTTAGCTTTTGACATTCTTTCTGGCCAGCAAAGGTTTAATCCTTTTGATCCAGCGGGGCCGTTTGGCGAGCTTAGAAAGCGTGCAGAAAAGCTTGGGGTTGATCCAAGCGACTTATTTGGCTTTGCTGAAAGACAAGCTGTTGATCTTGCAGGCAGGTTTGAGGCTCCTGTCATAGAAGAAATTAAATTTCAAGAGTCTCTGGTCGAAGATCCTGAACAAAAAAGAGCAAGAACCAAGCAGGAGAGGCAAGAGATTAGTGAGTTTTTGAGACAACAGCGAGAACAAGAAAGAGATCGCTTGGCTTTAATTGAAGCTGAGAATAAAATCACTCTGGCAAACTTGCGAACAATGGATCAAATTATTGAAAGTCAAGGCAAGCGTGAGGGCTTGCTGCAAGCACGGATTGATGGAACACAAGAGGAGTACGAATTAAATCAAAGAATTGAAAAAATTAAAACATTAGGGCTAAAACCTGCGGAAGAAGCAGCCTTGATTAACGCAGAACGAAATATCGCCAGCATGGAGGATCAGGTTAAATTGCTTGAAAGGCAAGAGCAGCTTTATGCTCAGATTGGCCAAACAATTAAAGAGGGAATCGTTGATGGCATTATGCGTGCGATTGATGGCACGCGGTCACTAACGGAATCCTTGTCTGGAATTCTTCGTCAGATAGGCGGACAGTTTTTGTCAGCGGGTATCGGCAGTATTGGCAAGGATGGTGCGAAAGGCACAGGCTTGCTTGGCCTGCTTGGGTTCGCAGATGGTGGTCGTCCACCAGTTGGTCGTCCGTCAATCGTTGGTGAACGTGGTCCTGAGTTGTTTGTTCCTGATCGCGCTGGAACGATTGTTCCGAACCACGCAATGGGCGGGTCTAACATTGTGGTGAACGTGGATGCTTCTGGTTCGTCTGTCGAAGGCAACTCTGATCAAGCGGCACAACTTGGCAAGATGCTTGGCGCTGCAGTGCAGGCTGAGCTAGTCAGACAAAAACGTCCTGGTGGTCTCCTTGCAACCTGATGGCTACTTTCCCGTCAATCACGCCGACCTACGGCATCCAGAAAAGCAGCGCACCAGCCGTACGAAAGGTGCAGTTCGGTGACGGCTATGAAACCAGATTGAAGTATGGCCTTAATCAAAACCCTAAAATTTTTAATCTGACATTTGAGGTGTCAGAAACTGATGCCGACACGATCGAAACATTTTTAGATGCACGGGCTGACGACTCCGCCAGTTTTGACTTCACACCCCCTGGTGAAGGCAGTGCTTCTAAATTTGTTTGTGAGCAGTGGAGCAAGTCGATTCCATACTTAAATCGTGCCACTATTCAAGCAACGTTCCGCCAAGTTTTTGAACCGTAATGGCAGCAGTTGCAGCTTGGGCAGCCAGCACAGCCTTTTCTGTTGGTGATATACGCAGAGCTACTACAAGCCAAGACAGCGGCTTGTGGTTCCGCTGTACTACGGCTGGTACGTCCGCTGGTAGTGAGCCAAACTGGCCAACTGATGTTGGTAGCACGGTCACTGACAATACTGTTGTCTGGACTGCGATCAGCAGTGTCTACGAGGACGTATCGGTCCTCGCGCCAAGCGCAATTATCGAGCTGTTTGAGCTGCAGCTAGACAACACCCTGCACGGCAGTACGGACGTTTACCGCTTTCATGCTGGTAGCAATGCTGACGTGACAGGCAATATTACTTTTGACGGTAACGCTTACACGCGGTTTCCGGTGCAAGCTGACGGATTTGAGATGCGTTCAGGTGGCACCCTCCCGCAGCCCACGCTGACTATTGCCAATCTTGACGGGACCATGACCACGATTTTGGCGCTGGTTAATGCCACTACAACGGGTAACGACTTGACGGGTGCAACAGTCAGGCGGATTCGTACTCTGAAGCGTTACTTAGACGGTGAATCAACGGCAGACCCTAATGCCAGGTTTCCTACAGAGGTTTGGCGCATTAGTCGTAAGGCGACTGAGACTCGTGATCTTGTTGTTTTTGAGCTTGCTAGTGAGTTTGACCTTGCTGGGCAGTTTTTGCCTAAGCGCCAGATTGTGGCTAATACCTGCCAATGGATCTACAGAAGCAGTGAGTGCAGCTACACAGGCACTGATTATTTTGACGTAAATGGCAACACGGTTACCACAGAAGCTGAGGATGTTTGCGGCAAGCGCATTGCATCATGCAAGCTGCGGTTTGGTGAGAACGGGACGTTGCCGTTTGGGTCGTTCCCTGGAGCGGGGTTGACACGATGAAGTTGACTGAAGCGATGCAGGCAGACATCCTGCAGCACGCCAAGGATGAGTTTCCCAAAGAAGCCTGCGGGTTGGTTGCTGTGGTGAAGGGCAGGCGTCGTTACTTCCCCTGTCGCAACATTGCCCAGACACCGGATGAGCATTTTGTGCTCGACGGCTGGCATGAGGTGGAGGACAAAGGCGAGGTGGTGGCGATTTGCCACAGCCACCCTGTAACGAACCCTAGGCCGTCAGAGGCTGACCGTGTTGCCTGTGAAAAATCCGGCCTGCCTTGGTTCATCGTCAATCCAAAGACTGAGGCATGGGGCTACTGCGAGCCAGACGGGTTTGAGCTGAAATATGTCGGGCGTGAGTTCGTTCACGGGATTGTGGACTGCTACACGCTGGTACGGGACTTTTTCCAGCGCGAGTACGGCATCACATTGACTGACTACCACCGTCGAGATGAGTGGTGGCACAATGGCGAGAACATGTATGTGGAGAACTTTGCTAAGGAAGGATTTTCGCGAGTACCGATGCAACAGCTGCAGCGTGGTGACCTGCTACTGATGAACCTGCAGTCACCCGTGCCAAACCATGCTGCGATCTACCTTGGCGATCAGCAGATTTTGCATCACATACAAGGCCGTTTGAGTTCTAGGGATTTACTGGGTGGCTATTATTTGAAGGCCACGGACCGCGTTATACGCCATGAAAGTCGTTAAGGTCTACGGCGCTTTGAGGGAGCGACTAGGCCAGTGCCGGTTTGAGTTGAACGTGGCAACACCTGCCCAGGCAATTAAGGCCCTGTGCGTCAATTTCCCCGGTTTAGAAAAATGGTTGATTGATAGCGAGAAGGACGGGGTTGGGTACCGGGTAAGAGTCGGCAAACAAAAAGCAACACCAGATGATGTCAGCGTGTTAGGGCTGCCCTGGTCAGAGCGTGAGGTTTTCAGCATTACGCCTGTTGTTGCTGGCGCTGGTGGCTTCGGCAGGGTCATTGCTGGTGCGTTGCTAATTACTGCTGCGGTTGTGTTTGCACCAGCAGCCGCTGCAGGTGGTGGATTTTTGACAGCTGCCGCAACGGGGACCAGCATAGGTGCTGTGGGCATTGCGACTGTTGTGGCTGGCAATATCGGAATTTCATTAGTCTTAGGCGGCATTGCTCAGATGATTTCTCCAACGCCTTCTTCAGGACTTGAGTTAAAAGAAGCGAATCGAATCCAGAACTTTAGTTTCAGCGGAATTACCAATACGAGCCAGCAGGGCTTAGCAGTTCCTATAGCCTACGGACGGGTTGTCATTGGGTCGGCTGTGATCAGCAGCGGTCTTGATGTTG